AAGAAGTGATCGAGGTTGCACCTGCATTGACGGCTACACGGGCCAGCAGCAGCGAGTTCTCAGGGACCGCTGGAGCAACAGGAATTGGTGCGGGCGTGCCTGTGATGGCCTCGATGACCACCTCGTTGTCCGATCCGCTGTACTCCGAGTCTTTGATGTGAATGACAACAAAGTCGATGCGGTCGTTGGAGCCGTCTGCTGCCTGAATGGTCACGCTCGATGCTCCACGGTTGTCCGTGAAGTACATGCCCTGATACAGATTCTCGGAGCCTTGAACATACGCACCGCCAGCCGCCACCACGACGGTCATGTTCGGTGTGCCGTTCGGCGTTACTCGCAACGACTCCTGTGCATCAACGCCAGGAACGCCGCCGACAGACGAGGAGATCCAGCGCCGCACATCCTCAGCAGGGTGCAGTTCGGATTGAAGAAAAATTGGCGGGTTGGAAACGGTCATGGTTTGCTCCTCTACACCCAGGCCGAGCGCCAGGTGATTGTTAGGGTTGACGGTGTGGGGGCTGCTGCTTGGTAGCGGATGTCGTTCGGTCCTGGTGCCAGGTCAAACCATTCCGACTCTCTCGTCAGCGTTGAATATCTGTTGGACAGTCCGTTGAGCAGGACTGTCTTATTGAAGGAGTTAATCTCCAGGGTCTGACCAGCTTCCAGTTCAATCAAGAACTCCATCTCCTTGTCGAGCGTTAGGTTCTCGATTCGAGGATTGACGACTGGCCCTTCAATAACCATCTTGACTGGTGCGTCGAAGTTGCCCTCATTGACACAGCGCACGATGCCCGAACCAGGGAGTGGTCCTGGTCCTGGTCCGTTGCCATCTTCACCAACTAAAAAGTCGAGCGGTATCTCGGCGGGCATCGGCAAGCCGAAGCGCACACCGCCACCACCACTACCACCGCCGTCATCAACGTCGTTACCAGCCACCAGGACAGAAGCCGAGTGGGTCTCGGCTGACCAGATGCGTGGGTCGGTAGAGAACCACTGCACAGCCGCAATCGGTAGGCCGTGGTAATACTGCTCGTTGATCGGGAAGCTGCGGTTTTGTGGGCGGCACATGATAAACCGCTTCTGCGGACTGATGCCAGGAATCTGAAAGACGAGCGGGATCTCAGGGCCGCACGACACCGACATATTCATGAAGGTTTGCACGACCTCTTCAAGTGTCTTGTTTGATCCCTCGACACTTAGCTCGAAGTCAACGGTGACTGTGCGCCCCGCTGCGAAGTAGTCGCCAGCGTGTAGGCCGTGACGACGAAGCCTTGTGCGGTCGCCAGTTATCAGCGCAGGCATGTCGAGCAAGCCCTCGATGTTGGTAACCAGATACGGGCTACCGTCACCGAGGGCTGTGTCGTTGTATTCAAGCTGCCAGTCAGCGTTTACCAGATCACCAATCATCAAATGCCTCCCACACGGATTTGCCAAGCAACCTGCTGTGCGATCGCATCAGGGTCGGCGTCGGTTCTTGCTGTCACATTTATGTTCGTCACGCTTGCGCCGCCACCTGCGAGGCCATGCTCGCTGAGTAGTTCTTGCGTGCGTGCTGGCCTGGTCAGTGGCAGGACAAGCTCAGGGCCAGCCTCGCCAATCATTGCCACAGTCGGGCCGTTGACGAAGCCGCCGTTTGCAAAGAAGGCGTCAATAGACCCAGTGACACCGCCGCCATATGCGTCACCGCTGCCGCCAATGTATGGGATCTTGAATCCCTTGCCACCGACCTTTGGAATCCATGACGGGACGGTAAAACCGAAACCGCCGATGGTGTTGTTCCACAGCGTTTTGATGGCGTTGAAGGCCACCACAAATGGTGACTTGATGGCATCAGCAAGTGTCGAAACTGCGCCTTCAATCCTGTCGGGGAACTCGTAGAAGAACAGGACAATTTCGTCGATGCCTTTGGACACCACCGTCTTTACCAGTTCCCACGCTGCCTCGAACGCCAGCTTGATTCCTGTCCAGGCCAGATCCCACGCCAACGTGATGGCGTCGAGCGCACCCTGAAATACAAACTGGATGTACGCAAGCGACAGTTCGAGAGAACCCTTGATGGCTTCCCACACGCCGACAAATACGTTCTTGATCCCGTTCCAAACGGTCGTCCAGTCGCCCTTGATGATGCCAGTGACAATCTGGATGATGCCTTGAATGAACTTCAATGCGCCTTCGATGAACGTGGAGATTGCGCCCCACGCCTTTTCGACAAAGTTCAAGATGGTCTTACCGAAGTTCTCCCACAGCACCTTGGCCCATGCGACGAATGTGCGCATGAGTATCTTGGCGTATTCGATGTTGAGCTTGATTAGTTGCCAGACTGCATCCCACACCAGGCGCATGGTCGGAAGAAAGCTCTTCTTGAACCACTGGGCAACCTTGTCAACGCCATCACGGAACCAGTCAACATTCTGGTATGCCCACACTGCGCCAGCAGCCAGGCCAGCAAACAGCGCAGCAAGTGCAATGGCAGGTGCTGCGGCAAGAATCATTGAGCCAGCAGCGGCTGCGGCACTTGCGGCCACTAGCAGGAAGTATTGCGCTGTGAGTAGTGCGCTGGGGATTGCGTAAACGAGGAACGCAGTGCCGATGCCAGCAATGGCGGCGATGATGTAGTCCTTATTGTCGATGATCCACTGGAAAGCGGTCTGGAACGCATCACGGATCTTCGGCAACCATGTGTTCGCAAGATCCTTGATTTTGTTGATGACTTCTTGGAATGCGTCACGGATCTTCGGGAGCCACTCCTCGGCCAGCTTCTTTATTCTGTTGATGACCTGCTGGAACTTGTCACGGATCTTCGGCAACCATTCTTCGGCCAGCTTCTTTACTTTGTCGATGACCTTTTGGAGCCAGTCACGAACCTTCGGCAACCACTTCTCGGCCAGGTCTTTGACCTTGCTGATGAAGCGCTCCACAGATGGGCGCACCTTCTCCCAGGCGTCTTTCATTTTGCCGATGGAAATGCGGATGATTTCGATGGCCTTGCGGACAACGGGTTCGAGCTTCTCGCCAATGTCAATCATCAGGACAGCGAACGCTGCCTTGATCTTGTTGAACTGCTCCTGCAAGCCTTTGCTCATCACATCGAAGGCAGCCTCGGTTGCGCCAGCGGCACCCTGCATTTCTCCGAGCGTGTCTGCGTATGCCTCGCCGTCGCCTGCTGCGATGGCAAGCACGGCAGCGCCCGCCTCGACTCGCCCGAACATATCGAGCACCGACCCGCCAGTGTCATCAGCGTGGTCGCTCATCATCTGGAACGCTTCGCCCATCGAGCCGCCGTTCTCGATGAACTGTGCGAAGCTCTCGCCCGACAGTTTACGGAACACCGTGTCGGCCTTGCTGCCTGATCTCGATAGCTCGGCAATGGCACCCTTGATCTGCGTGGCCGCAGTCGCTGTCGGGACACCACTGGCGGTCAGTACCGCAATACTGGCCGAGACTTCATCCATCCCAACGCCAGCAGCAACCGCAATTGGCGTGACCATCGAGATGCTGTTCGATAGTTCCTCGAACGTAGTCTTGCCGAGTCGCACAGCCGTGAACATGTAGTCCGATGCTTCGGTGGCCGTGATGACTTCATCGCCGTAGGCGTTGACGACTGAGGTGATGCCGTCCACTGCTGTTTCCAGTGTCGTGACGCCACCCTTTGCTGCCATAGCAGCGACTTCCATAAACTCGAATACGTTGTCGGGCGGGACACCAGCGGACAGTGCCGAATAGAGAGCGGGCACAGCCTCGTTGGGCAGGATGCCAAACTCCTTGGCAAAGTCCTTGACCTGGCTGGTCATCTCGCCCATTGCCTTTTCAGATACGCCAGGCAACAGCGTAAACACTTCGTTCATCTGCTGCTCGAACGCAGCGAATGACGCCACACCCTTTGCACCAGCGGCAACCGCAGCGACACCAGCAATCTTGGCTGCGGCAACAGCCTTGGCGCTCATGTTCTTTACACCACGGCCAAACCTGCCGAGGTCATCTTCGGACTGCTTCAGTGTCTGATTGAACTGCTTGGCATCACCGAGGATCTTAATTTTGATGGGCTTAGTTGCCATGATTCACCTTCTCGGGCTGGACTGCCGTTGGTCGTCTTGCTGCTTGCGATGGTCCGCTTCGATCTGAGCGGCCAGCATGTTGATCTCCCACAGCTTCAGACGCTTCACGTCCTCCATGCTGAGTCGGTACTCACGGCAGATTGCCGCAAGGGTCAAGATTCGTCGGGATCTTTTGGGTCATCAGCCGCCATCTGCATCTTCAGCTTGCCGACGCTCTCGATAGTCGCATCAGGGTCGGTGCGACGGGCCTGCACAAATGCAATGGCACGCATCATCTTGCCCTTCGGCATGTCGGGATCAGACAGTGCGTCGATCGGCTTGCCCGTGATCTCTTCGATTGTCTCGATGTCGTCAATCGTTAGCTCGTTAACGTCGAGGGTGAACACGTCGTTGTTTGATTCGGTACTCATGTTTGATGCTCCCATCATTTGGAGGAAAGACCCTTGGTGAGTTTTTCCAGGTTTTTTTCGTATGCCTTGCGGACCTCGCCAATGCGTTTGTCCATCGCCTCATACAAAAACGGTTGTGGTCGAATGTTGCGCTTCGGCCAGCCAAAGTGGATCGGCCCCGCATACGGAACACGGGAGGGTGTGCCAGCCTTGACGAATGCCGAGGTCTGACTCGCCTGTGTTCCGATAGAGCGGGCAAGCCGACCAGACCGTCGAGGAACTTCGACCTTGGCCTGGTCAGCCACCACCTGTGCCGCTTCTTTGTTCGCCAGACGTAGCTGCTTTTTCAGTTCCACATCTTCGGTCTGGCGTATCTCTTTTTGCAGCGCCTTGAGGCCATCGACCTTGAAGCCTCCACTGCGTGCCATTAGAGGCCCGTGTCGGCCGAGCGGTACTCAATCTTCACGGAAGGGTCGACGCCGTTGTGCAGCACCTTGAATGGCAGTGCCTGCGTCGTCATGTCCTCAAGTGCGCCAGTCGGCGTGGAGCCGTCGTACTGACAAGCAGGAAGTGTGAGCTTGATCTGGTGCGTGTTGTCAGTGTCGCCAGTGGCACCCTCAATCTTTGCGCCGTTCCACTGAGCGACAATCGAGAATATTGCGCCCGACACGAAGCGGTCATACTGCTCAGTGTTGGGGAACTCAGCAGTCAGTTCGCCCGTGTACTCAGGCAGCGAAGTGCGCTGTGGCTTG